CGCGGCTCTCGGTGATCTGGCGGTGGATGAGCTCGGAGCGCCAGATAACGAATGGATACTGGCCGTGCGTGTAGTCCAGTAGGTCGAAGTAGCCCCACTTGTCGCCGACCTGGGGGCTGAAGACGGTGTAGAACACGCCCGGGATACCGTCGGAGTCGATAGACTTTTGGTAGGCGTAGACCACTTCGATCAGGTTTTCGCGGTCGAGGATGGAGTTTTCGGCAAGGCCGACGGCTGCGTAGGTGTAGGCGGAGTAGTCCGAGAAACGGCCCATCGTGTTGATGGCTTCTTGTGCCCACTCGGCGTCCCAGTCCTCGGTCTCGACCTTGTTCAGAAGCTGGGCCTCGGTCATGTAGTAGCGGCGGAAGACAACCCGGGCGGACTGGATGTCGGTGGTCTCGGGCGGGAAGACCAGCTCGTCGTAGGGTGCTAGGGCAGCGACCATGGGCTTGTTGCTGACCATGGTGGGGATGGGGAAGTCGCACTCGCCCTCGGTGCGCAGGTCGCGGATGGCCTTGAGGGCTCGGCGCTTGCGTAAATTGGGGAAGGCAGCGAGCAGGAGCTCTGCGGATTGGTCGTCGGCCTCTGGGTTGGCGATGAGATTGGGCAGGTCGGCCAGGATGGAGCCCTCGGGCGACTGGGCTGCCAAGGCCATGATCTGGTCCATGGTCAGGTACTGCTCCTTCTGACCCATCTCCTGCTGCCATGTGACATGGACGCCGGCCCAGCCGTAGGTCCAGAGGTACTGCGAGAGCAATTCAACCTCGCGGGTGAGGTCGTTGTACATCCGGGAGTTGACCGTCCAGTCCATCAGGTTGTGCGCGGTGACCGCCTGGTCGAGCTGGCTGATGTTGGTGGGCGACACGCGGAGCATCGAGCGCCAGAAGGACGTGGAACAGAGGTCGACGAGGCCGTTGATAACCTCGTCGGCCAGCGGGATGCGCGTGTCGGAGGCACCGTCCCAGGGGAAGGCCGGCTTGTTGCGGTTGGCATCGTTGTTCTTCTTGCCGTCGTCGGTCTGCCCAGGCCAGCGGCAGTAGCGCACGTTCTCGGCATTCTCGACCCGGGCGAAGACGCCGTAGTCGGTGGCCGAGCGCCGCAGCTCCTCGGTCAATGCCGGTACATTGGGCTCGTCGCCGACCCGTGCCATCACGTCGGTTGCTTGCTTGTAGGAATCTCCTTGCATAGTGAAATGGTTTAGTATCCGCCGCCGCCGCGACAATCAAAGCCCCCGCGGCCGACGAACGCAAGACTTGAGACCAAAAGCATCCCCAGGCAGTCGATGGGATCTTTGGTGCAGCCCTTCTGCCCGTCGCGGCCGGTGTGCTCGGAGAGTGCGTAGATAAGATTGGCGCAGTCGTTGGTGATGTAGAGGGATGGCTCGTTGAGCGCGGTGAGGGGCTGGGTGGCGTCGTAGGAGAGGAGCGAGTTGATGGCACTGGTGCGCTGGTCCACAGGCACGCCGGGTGCGGGAATGAAGGCCATGCCATCGTCGGTGGGGTCGTCGGATTCGGCCAGGAGGTCGATGAGGGTCGTGCCGCCGGCCTCGGAGAGCGCTGGAGAACCTCCGGCCTTGGGGTCGATCAGGCGCATGACGGGCTCGCCGTAGCCGAGGTCGGACTCAATCTGGCGGAAGAGGTTGCGGTACTCGGAGATGGAACGGCCGGCGTCTAGGGTTTGGGCGGGACCGAACTTGCCGTCGGGCTTTTCGGAGGGCAGCGCCCACTCGCCGTAGTTGGAGAAGTCGGGGAACTCACGGACCACGATGCGCTTGCCGTCCTCGTAGACTAGGAGCCATAGGCAGAACCAATTCCGGGCGCCGGCGGGGTCGCAGACCATGTACAGGGTGCCGCCTAGGGGCACTTTGGAGGATGGGATGCAGTGGATATCGAGGCGGAAACGGGCGAAAGCCTTGCCGATGTTGTCCGAGGCCCAGCCGTAGGCCCGGGTCAGGATCTGGCCCATGGGCGAGGTGACCAGCTTGGACTTCATCTCGTCGAAGGGGTTGTACGGGTTGTCTTCCGAGAAGAAGAACACGGTGCGCCGGTTGGTCTTGGGCTGCACCATGGTGCGGGCGGACTTGCCCGTGGGCCAGGTGGGTAGCGCCTGCTTGCCTTTGATGAGCTCGGCGTCGTCAAAGCGGGTGATTGCGGAGCCGGCGGTGAACTCCTTGTAGACCGAGGCCACGCCTTCGAGGGGTGTCTGGGTCACGAGGAGCTTGCCGCGGCGGGTGATCAGACGGTAGCGCAGTGTGTCCACCCAGGATTGGGGTACGAGCTCGTCGCACCAGATCATGTCGGCCTCGCGGCCCTCAATGGTGTTCTCGGACTGAGTGTAGTTCAGGAAGTCGCAGCGGGAGCCGTTGGGGAGAATGAATGAGCCGTCGGTGAATCCGTTCTTGCGGCTGTAGTTCAAGTAGTGGATACGGCCCTTCTTGGTGGCCCGGAGGGCGACGGGCAGGTAGTTGTAGATCGCGGGCTGTTGCACAGTGACCGAGGTGGCGTGGGAGGTGTGGCAGCAGAGAACCGATGCGTTCTCTTTCTCAAGGAGCGTTTGAACCACGCGGCGGGCGGCCCAGAGGGTTTTACCGGCGCGGTTGCCGCCGGAGATTAAGAGCTCCTGGGTGAGCAAATACTCGGTGTTGGCGATCTCCCAGTGGTCGGGGATGTAGCCGTAGGTGTAGGGGTCGGCCTTCTCGAGGAGCACGAGCTGGGTGCGCTTCTGCTTGAGCTCGAGGGCGCGGGGGTGCGAGGCGTCGACCTTGGGGATGACGGGGTGCTGCGGTTGCTCGTTCCACCAAGCGGTGTTGCAGGCCTCGGTGCAGAAGCGTTTCTGCTTGGGGCCTTCGCGCTGCTTGATGATCTCGAAGGGCTTGGAGCAGGTGAGGCAGAGTGGTTGGCTCATTTATCAATATTTTTCGTTTTAGAGAACCCGTCGACTTTTACCGTCGCCGCGGATTGCCCGACCCCCTCCCCCGGGGGCCCGGGCGGCCTGGTGTCTGCCTTGTGTAACGGGGTAGGACATTGGGCCTGCTGAGTGGGGCAAAAGTGTGTTTCGATCAATGTTTGCAGGGGTTTGCTGCGTGTTTGCGTTGCGAAGTGAATATAACTGCTATTGTGCAAGAAAACGACGAAACAGGCCTAAACTCGTGGGTTTCAACGTGCTTGCCGCGGTAGGGGTAGGACATTTCGGGCCATTACCTAAACCAGGTCGGGCGTCTGCTCGTCGTTCACCGGGGTCACATCGCGCTCTTTTAGGTCCTTCATCAGGTCGCGGTGGCTCACAGAGGCTGTCATGGCTAGGTGAATACTTGTGGGTTGCCCGCGAATTACCGCCAATTTGTCCGTTAGCACGCCCACGCTGATGGGTAAGGTGCGATCATCGATCAACATAATAGAGGATTCAGCCAGTCGCTTGGTGCCTTTCCAGATCGCAACCTCCAGGAATCCGGTCACATCTTTGCGCCATTCCTCTTCAGTTTCGGGGTAATCCACCGGCACCTTGACCCCACGGATCAGTTTAAACGCTGTATGCGGAGACAACCCAGTGGCTTCCGCGATCTTCTCCAGTGACTTGTTCTCAATGATACCTTCAACGACTGCATCAGCACGCTCTTGGGTGAGCTTAGAGTTGAAATGCTGACCTGGATGCTCGGATTTCATATATCCAAGCTCTTGAGCGGCCTTCAGGACCTTGTCTTTGACTCCTGCTGGGACGTTGGTTTTCCCGGAAAGCACTCTTTGCGCATACTGGTGATTAACTCCAGCAGCAGCCCCAACATCTCTAAGACTCGGCCTCTTCTTTGGTTTCTCACCCGGCATAAGGCGCAAAGCTAAAGGGGAACTCTCCCCAGTGGTTGAGTTGCTTACGGGGCTTCATCGAGAGGTGCTTCACTCCGGCCAGGGTCATCCTGACTGCGGCAGCGTAATCCTCACTGAGATACTCGAGTTTGCCGGGCATGGATTCCATGGTTAGTGGCATCCACAGGGTCGGGAAGCGTTCGACGCGCACATCCTCGCACCAGTCGATCCTGTACGGGCTCTGCACTCCTGACCCTTCCAGCGCATCAAGTGTCGCCAGAAGGCATTTACGGGGGATTGCGAGGCATCCCGATGCGAACATGGTGATGGGCACCAGCTCCGCTGCGCACTCAGCGTCATTCACCTGATGCTTGAGGGCCTGCAGGTGCTCCGCCTTGGGACGCAGGGCCGGCCTGGCGGGCAGTGAGCGGCACGAGTAGGGGATGCAGACGGTTGCCTGGTGCTGATGGGCCAGCTCGGCCATACGGATGACGTCGGCCGCGGTGAACTCAATGTCATGGTCCAGTTGAATCCAGACGTCCTTGCCGCTGTCGAGGAACCACTTGGTCGCACGGCAACGGCTGCGGGATATCAGGGCATCCTCCCGGATCGTGCGTAGATCGGTCTGCCTGTCTGAACGGGCGAACGTGGCCGTCAGGTCTACCCAGGACATCATGCAGGCTGCGCTGATGCCACCGTAGGCGTACAGCGAGACATGGATGGACGGCCTGGTGCCTGCCTGGGTTACTGCTTGGACCTTGCTGGTCGGCTGCGGTGCGTAAATGAATGGATCTTCCATCTGCGGGGATTCTGCCTTTGTTGTGGTCATGGTTCAATGTCCTTCCGTTGGCTTGCGAGGTAGAGTTCATGCCCCTTGGTGATGAGATAGACCACGCTGCCTCGGGGCACCTGGCAGGCTGTGGCGACGTCGTTCAGCGACAGGCCGCGGTCACGCAGGTCGTAGGCCTTGCGTGCCATGTCCGGCGTGTGGCGCTGCTCGGTGACTTCCGGCTCATCCTGCATGACCGGGGCTGGCGTGCCGTCCTCCTTGAACGCCATGTCCTTGGGGTACGACAGCCAGCCACGCTGCACGCCTATCTTCACAAGGTGCGGTGCCTCCATCAATAGTTTGGTTGTGTTTGTTACTATCATAACAGTGATATGTCTAATGGTGTTGCGGGCAAGTGCTGCCTACCCTTGCCGCTTTTATCTCCTATAAGCTGAAATATGCGTTGTCTATGTGCCTTGCCGCTGGCGCCGGGGTGGATAACGCAACCAAACCTTCCGTCTGCCTGGATGACGAGATGGTTGCGTTGTTTGTCCCCTCCTTCCTCGGCACAGGCTGGGCATTGCCCGACCAATTTCGAGCCAATTTTGCGCAGGCCTACCGCTGTCAAGCACTGTCTAGTGTTTGGGACGGATGGGACGGCATTTTCCAACTTCGTTTCTACTTTGAACACAGTTTTGCTACCTTTACTCATCTTGCACCGAGTTGAGAAGTGCCGTCCTCCGTCCCAAACGCTTGACAACGCTTGACAGCTCAAGCCATTTCCGACGAGGTCAAGACCACTTTCATGTAGCCTCGCGCCTGTTGTTGCTGACCGTCACTGCGGTGAATGTGGTTCGACGGGATGGCCTGGTGTATCTCCAGCATCAGTTCCGCTGCCCGGCGCTGGAAGCGCTTGTCCGGTTCAGGCCCCCATTCCTTGTTGCTGCACATGGCCATATAGGCAGCATACAGCTCCTCGCTAGTAATACTATCCGATGACATACTACTAGCACGGACATGGTTCACAATAAAGTATCTCACACTATCACTTTCGCTCAATAAGTTGTCTATCATACCACGCTGCCTGTCGCTGACCGGAAACGGCCTGCCGGCCTGCATCACCCGGCACAAGTCCTCCGCGCCCTCTAGGAACCAGTTCAATATCCCGCTGCCTTCCCGCTCAATCATCACATCGTGATAGTTGGGGATCACCTTCTCCGGCTTGGGCTGGCTGAAGTCGAGCAGCAGCAGCCGTCTCGACCACGCTCCCAAATCTCCCTGCACGTTGACCTTCAGCCGGCTATTGGCCGTCACGATGACGTTCCAGTCGCCGACCACGGCCTGGGCCCCGGACTTCCCCTTGAACTCGACGGCCAGCCTGTCGCCGCCGGTCAGCGCCTTCAGGAACTGGCTCTCCTCGCAGGACAGGAAGTCCGGCGGCACATCGCTACCGATCAACAGCGTCCGGTCATGGAAGTTGCCCAGTTCAAACCGGCTGCCCAAGTGATTCGTTCTCAGCTCGCTGCAGTTCTCATCGCCGACCAGCCGCCTGACCAATCCGGCCACCGTGCTCTTCCCGCCGCCACCGGTTCCGGTCAGCAGCAGAATCACCTGCGGCCTATTCCGCTGCAGCAGCGCTAGGCCGCCCCATCTCTGCAGCAGCATCTGGTCATCCTCCTCGGGCAGCGCATGATCCAGGAAGGCCTGCCACATCTCGCTGCTTGCCCCCTGCACATACCGCACCGGCGTCTGGTTCCTTGACATCCACTCCGGGCCGAACCCGTGCATTGCGTAGGGCACGCTCCTGAGATCCACCATGACATTGCTGCAGTGCACCACGCTGTCCGGCCTGGAGAACGGATTACGCTCCACCTGCAGCCTCCCGATGAGATCCACAACCTGATCCGCGAAGCTGGCTGTGAGCCTCGTCAGCAGCGCCGGCAGCCGCGGGTCTTCCGTCGAGGCCACCTGATCCAACAGAACGCGCCTGGCGGTCTCCAGGGCCTTCTGCGCCATCTCCTCGCGGCTCATGCTCATCCAGATCCCCCGGTCCTCCTTGTACCAGTAGTGCATCCCGCTCACCGCATCGAAGAGGAACCTTTCCTTGTGCGCCATGTACCCGGCAAAGAAGGTTGGGTGCAGATTGCCCGTGCCGCTCCTTCCGAACGTCCAGGGCACGCCATGCAGCCGGAGCAACTGCGCCATCTCATCCCTACTGCCCGGCACCGGCCATCCATCGGGCCAACGGATCTGGCTGAACTCCAGCGCCACCGGCGGCCTGTCCACCAGCACGCTATACTCGCACCCGCTGGTGTGCACGCCCTTCACCGTGCTCAGGTTCCCCGTGCTGCGCCATTCGTACAGCGGCTTGCCCATCATGCGCCCATTGACCTCCACCATCTCGGTCGTGCTGCGCTCCGCGCACGGCTTGGGGTATGCCCCCGTGATCCTGACGCCGACCTGAGCGCCCCGCTTGCCCTTCCACCGGGCACTGCCCTGCAGCACCGGATTCACCTTCAGAAACTCCTCCAGACTCCCCTCATCGTCGAAGTCTATCGCACACAGCCCGCCGCTCCATTCCCCCAGCCTGACAGCCACGTTCCCATGCTCGAGCATGACGCGGTAAACATCCCTCTTGGTACTCTCCATGGTCTCTTGGGTGTACTTGACCATCGGAATCTTGGTCCCCGGGTTCTGCGGCACCAGGAACAGCGGCGTGCCCAGCCAGCCCTCGATCTCTTGCGTCGTCATCATACCTCTTCACGCCTTTCAAACCGCAACGCCTCCTCGCTGATGAACCAGCCCTTCGGCCACTCCGTCAGGTAGATCCCGCCTAGCGTCCGAACCCGGCTCAGTGCCACGTAGGCCTGTCCGGGCTCCCGGGCCGCCCGTATATCAATCCTCGCGGCATCCAGGGTGAGCCCCTGCGCCCGATGAATGGTCATCGCGTAGGCCAATCGGAGCGGGTATTGTTGGACGGTCACCCCCAGCGACTCAAAGAACCATTTGCGCCGGCCCAAGCAAATCTTCTCACCGCGGCTCTCGACCACGATGTCGCTGCCTCGGAACTCCACCACCCGGCCCACCTGCCCATTGTAGAAGCCCTGCTCCGCATCGTTCGCGGTAAACATCACGGCAGCCCCGGGCTTCAACTGCAGCACCCGCGGCGTGCTCATGTTCTTGGTGGCGAACTCCACCGCCTGATCCACACCCTTGACCTCGGCGTCAAACACGGCAATCGGGCCATCGATTGAGCTCAACCGGTAGTTGTTCCACTTATCCACCTGCACGTTGTGCGTCATCAGCCGGGTAATATGTTCAGGCGGGTTCATCCTGAGCGCACTGCGCAGCAGTTGGTTGTCCCGCGGCTTCATCCTGCCCACCCGGAACCCGCTCAACATCTCAATGAAAGGCACGTCATTCTGCCGCCGCACCTTCTCGAGCTTGATCGTCTTGAAGTCGGCCTCCCTCCAAGCCTGACTCAGGAACGCCCAGTCGTAGGGCTGGCTCTGGTCGGTCCTGACCGGCGGCAATTGCAGGAAGTCGCCCAGGAAGATAACCTGTAACCCGCCGAAGGGCCTGCTGTCTTCTCTGATCCGCTTCACCCAGAAGTTCAGGAAGTCGAGGTGCCGGCCGGCCATCATGCTGATCTCGTCGACCACTAGCACCTCGGTGCCCCGCACCCGCTTGCGGGCGCCATGGATCGAAGGTTGCTCCTCCAGCCGCTCGGCAGCCTGCAGGAAGTCCTCGCCATCCTGCGGCCCCAACTGCATCCCGCACCACCTGTGCACGGTGGTCCCGCCCACGTTCAGCGCTGCGATACCTGTCGGGGCCGTAATGGCCACGTCCCGAACTCCTTCCACCCTGCTCAGGAACTCCCGCAGCAGCGTGCTCTTGCCGGTGCCCGCCTGCCCCGTGAGGAAGACGTTCCCGAACGATGTTGCCCAGACCATGAAACGGTCCTCGGGCGTCGGATCGAAGTCGTTCCCGATCACATGGACAGACGGGCTGGCAATCATTGGCGTCAGTAGGTAGGGATCAGGATGTCTGCCACCGCTTGTGTGAGCTGGACGTCGCGCAGGCAGTAGTTGATCGCTGCCTCGCGGTCGGTCTGGAAGAGCTCGCTGAACATGGCGCCGTTGCCGGCCTTGTCGCCCAGCCCGAGGTGCCTCGAGATTGCAGCCAGACTGCCGTGCGCCCGGTTGTCACCGAGCTGCCATGACTCGCGCAAATCGACGATCAGGTCATTCCAGTACCTGCCATTCCTGAGCCAGTACGGCACCGTCACCCGGTGCTTCCAGCTCCTCTTGATCAGGAACGGTAAATCGAACGGCTTCACATTGAATCCGATCAATTGCGGCTTGCGCTCGAAGCTGTCTAGCAGCGACCAGAACTGCAGCAGCATGGCCTTCTCGCCATCCGCGTCGGCGCAGAGCACCGCGGGCTGCTCATGCTCGACTCGGTAGCCGATGCACAGCACCTGCCCGCTCAGGGCATCCAGTGCTGCGTGCTTGATGTAGTCGCTGACGTGGTTCTCCTCGGCCCGCTGGATTTTCTCCGCGATGATGTCCGGGTTCTTGATGTTGCCCAACTTGACCTGGCTCGGGTCAAACGGTGGGATGACCAACTCCGCAATGGGGAGCGGTCCTGTCTCGATGTCAAAGTAGATACGTGGATTTGCTGGCATAATGCTAAAACGGTTTGGATTGGTAGTTGTGCGTTTGTCAGCGGATGCGCACCCCCCGCTTGTCCATGAGTCCCTAGCAGCAACAGGCTGCCAGGAAAGTGTTAGACTATCTTCCCGCAGTGCGGGCACAGCTTGGGCGCCTTTGGCTGCTTGATCAGCACCGGAACGCCCAGCCATTCGCAGATCTCGGAGTAGGACTTCCATCCGAATCCGGTCACCGAATGCGGGTGCAGGTGCCCCGATGCGTAAAGGCTAAGGGCCTCGTCCTTGTTCTTCACCGCCATCCGGTTGAGGACATTGAATGTGCGCGTGCTGAACGGCCATCCCCACTGCGCCTGAATGGCTTCCTTGGCCTTGGCCACCATGGATATCTGGCTGACCCGCTGCTTGCTCAATCCGAGCACCGCACCGATGCGGGTGATTGACTGGCCCTCGGCCCTCATCTGCATCACGTCGGGGATGAGGTGCGCGATCTTGGAGTACTTCTTCTTGGGAGCAGTCATAGACTCAGTAGTTGAGGTCATCCTCTTCCTGCTTAATCTGGGCTTCCTCGTCGGCCTTGAACTTGGCCTGATACCAAACCAGCGCATTGATCAAGCGCTTGTCGTCAGCGGTCTGCTTGACCTCGGCCCGGGCCTTGGGCAGCCAGTGCTCAATCAGGCTCGTGATGCTCTCCTCGGTTAGCTCTCGGAGCTCGATGCCCTTGTGCTTTCCGACGTGCACCTTGACCTTTGACGCATCGTCCGCCGGAGGTTGTCCGCCGCCGGTGGTCTTGCGGAAGCTCGAGTCCCCCGTAGCCGGCGCTGCCTTGCCCTCGGCCCCATCCTTCGCAGGACGGTCCTGCAGCCGCACCCACAGACCGCTGGGTGCCAATGCCTCGCCGCTCTTATGGGCCATGATCAGCTTGATGTTCGCGTAAGTCTTGCTTCCGTCCTCGCTCTGCTCGTGCCCGATGACAATGCTGGCCGGGCGCCCGAGAAGGCTCTCCAGATCCAGACTCTTGTTCTCCTGGTCGCTCAACTTCCGGCCGAACCAGTCCTTGAGGAACTTGGTGAGTGCTGCCTTCTCGTGCAGGCTCGGGACCATCGGCTTTGTCATTACCACCCAAGGCTGCACCGGATCGCGTGAGTCGTCCTGCAGGTCGATCTCGAACACGAACTTGAATTTCTGCTTCACACCGTACTGCGTCTCGTACTCCTTCAATGGAGTCACGTCCACGCACACCGCCCGGCCCGAGAACTCGGGGCACGGCGCGAAGTCCTTCTTACCGCCTGTTGCACTGATTATCATACGTCTTACTTTGTGTTGTTGTTGTTGTTGTGTTATTTCGAGGCCTGCTTTTCGACCTCGGAAAGTTGCTTTGCCATCCTGGTGTATTGTTCCCAGTACTCGGGCCAGGTGGCCTTGATGCGGTTTAGGTTCTGCTGGTCGGCCACCAGTGCCGCGGCGCCTAGTTTGCGAACGAAGCTGCCACCGTATTCCATCATCGTCTCAATCGTTTTCTTGTCGGTCACTTGGTTGCCTTTCCGCGTTTGCGTGTCCAGAAGCTGGTGAACTCCATCCTCTTAGCCCGTGCCGCCCTGAAGGCAGCACCGACCTCTCCGCGGGCCAGCACCCGCAATCCATCCCCCTCGCGCTGTATTTCCTTGGCTGATTTCATTGCATGATGAAGTCGAAGTTGTTCTGCCAGGTGTCGTTCAGCCGGTTGTATGTGTCGTTCTTGATGCGCCAGGTGCGCGGGTCTCGGGTGGTCCCGCTGTGCCGGCACTTGATGCGCACATCCAAATCCTTGATAGCGATATTCCTGAGACGGTGATCAGGCGGCAGCTCGTGAAGTCTGGTGCTCATGCTCGGAATTTCAGGCCCTCGACCAAGCTGATGCAGGTGTCTAAGATTTCGCGCTGGTGCTGCAGTGCTTCGAGTTTCTGCGCTCGGAGCTCCTCAATCTGCCGCAGTGCCTCGGCTAGGCCGGCCTCAAGTCCGCGGGCGAACTGAGCGGGGCAGACTTCGTTCGCCGGAAAGGTGTGCACAACCTCGTCCCGGTTGATAGTGAATGCGACGGCGTCGACCATCGGTGTAGGTGGTTTCATAGTTTTACGGCTTCAAATCCCTGCATTGCTTGATCGCGTCGTCGATTGCTTTACGCAGCACGGTCCACTCCTCGGGGTTGATGCTGATCTTGCCATGACCATCAGCGGATTGGCTTACCTCGACGTATTCGCCGCCACCTTCATCGACGATTTCGATGTCGGTGCATTCCATCGACAGCATGTGGTCGTCGGTAGGTGACAGCACCCATTTGATCGGTCGCAGCTTCATCGTCCCTCCAACCATTTCTTGAGGTCGTTCAGTTCGTCCTCTTTGAGTTCCAGTTCCTTGATCCGACTGTTCGCACCAACCAGTTGCCTCTCTAGCTGACGGGCGAAGCCAGCCTTCACGAACTGCTGGAACGCCACGGTGACAACCGGCTGTCGGTCTGTGCGCGGTGTTTTGCTGATCATTTTCGTGGCGTCACGAAGATGATGGCTCACGGCTTCACCTCCTTCTCGTCCCACGGCAACAAGTCGGCACGGAGAGCGTCGTTCTCGGCTTCAAGTTGAGTGATGTAATCCAATCGCACCGCTGCGAGTCGCTCCAGCCTCCTGCACAGCATACCAAGATCGGCTACGTTGTGAGGAGTCGAGTCTGATATTGGGGTGTCGCTGATCATTTTCGTGAGGTCAGGAATATGATCGTTCACTTGACGCCCTCTCTCGCTTTGAGCATTGCGTCGGCGTACTTGTACGCATCCATTGCGATATCATTACGAGTTCCAGTTATTTTAGTGTGAGCTATGTTCCCCTGCAACGCCGCAGCAGCGAAGTAGTCGCGCATTGAAATACCATGGTAATTGATTGCTGGAGTAATTCCGTCCCATTGCGTTGTATGTGGAAACGCCGGTCCTCCGTCGTTGATTGGTTGGTTACTCATTTCGATTCCTCCACTTTCACCATCGGAACAAAATCCAGACTGTTGCTCTCGTCGATTGCGATTCCCCAGCCATTGCGACGGCAGGACAGCTCGATGGCGTTGTACACTTCATTGGCCTTCTCTTTTGGAAGATAGAGGTAAAGAATCCCCCTTAGTGTGATTCGATATTGCTCTTCGGCTTTAGTTTGTTTTTTGCTCATTTGAGTCCCTCCGCAATCATGGCGTGCTCAAGGATTAGCACAGCGTCCGCGGTCTTCAGTGTGATCGTCAGCCTGGGCTGCCTCTGTTGCGCTATGCCTTTAAGATGAGCCTTCCAGCGTGTTCCATGGGTTGCCTTGGCGCCTGCCTGGATCGTCTTCTGCCATGTTTGAGGCGGCACCTCGATCACCCGAGTCCGACTGGCTGCGATCAGGCCGTGCAGGAAGCCGACGTTGCGGCCGAATTGGAACATTGAGCTGCCTGGGGCGCCCTTTCCGCCCACATATCCACCGACCTTCTCGATATAGCAGACATCCGAGATCGCCAGCCTATCTGTGACCAGGATGCAGACGTCTTGGTCGGTGGCCGGCATGCTGTCCAGGATGACGCCTGACGCCCCTAGGTAGGCCAGGCCGCCGGACAGGCCGGGGTCGATGGCTAGGATGCGTTTCATCGGGCGGCCTTCTTTAGCCAGGCAGCGATGGCCTTGTCGGCCACGGCCTGCAGTTTAAGGCCGGCGGCGAGGCAGTATTCTCGAAGGGCCTTGTGTGTGGTAGGTGTCACGTTGATGGTTTTTGGTTTGGTCATTTGAGATGCTTGCGGACTTTGTTCCAGTAGGCCTCTGTGGCAGATTTGCGGTCGCCTGCAGGACCGCCACCGTTCCACTTGCGGGCGAGCTGTTCAGTCGTGCAGCCCTTGCCGTAGTGCTTCAAGTAAGCCTCGCACACAGCCCGGGCCGCCACCCTGTTGGTCATGTCCTGGTGTCGGTAGTTGCTCCCGGTGATCCGGTTCACATCCTGCACCACGCCGCGGTGGATCTGCAGGGGGCCAATGGCGCGTCCGTTGTCGCCGATGGCAAGATCGTTGCCCGAGGACTCGACGATGATCAGAGCACTGATGAGATTGGAGATGGTGGTCATGGTTTGGAGAGTTGTGCGCGTTGTCCAGTCGCGCCCCTGTGCTCCGTATTCCTCACGAGCCGGATGGGGTGATTGAGGGCTCACCCAGCCCTATAAACAGTTATGGTGCGATGATTCCAAAAGAGACGTCGTAATCGGCATCGTAAGGCCCGCACAGCTTGGCGACCTTTTCCTGAGCAGCCTCACGGCTCGGATAAGCGCAAACGAAAGCGGTAAAAGTACCAGCGAAAGCATCAGTTGCCTTGCAGTACTGCGGGAATTCCTTAACCACAACGAACAGCCCAAGGGCCAATGCGCGGTTGATGTTGGCACGATCAGGGGCTGCCTTGTCAGCGACCGACAACCGAGCTTCAAACAGGCAGTTCTGCAGTTCGCTGCAGGCACCGGCCTCGTGTTCGTAGTGCTCTTGTTCCTGAAGTATTGCGTTGCTCATGGTGTTTTGCTTTCGACTTGATTGGACCGACGGCCGTCAAGTTGCCATGAGCCTCATTCACTGTCTACAGACTTTTAGCTTTTTCTGTAGATTTCAAAGAAAACCCAATGTTTACGCGGGTCAAACAGTGGTCACTTTTCTGCGAGCGCAGCGAACTTCAGGAAGAACTCGGCCTTCGGTCTGATGTGAATCGTGCCTGTCGACAGGCGCCGATAGACGATTGCCTGGCGTTTGGTCTCGGCCAACCTGAGCTCGGCCTCGTGATGCAGCACCTCGACCTCAATGGCCGGGTTGGAGCGGTTGCGGTAGGTCATGGCCAGGCGGTGTAGACTACGGTGCCCTGGCCATTGGCGTCGACCAGCTCGACAGCGTTCACGCCTTTCAGCTTGGCCAGTGCGGCCAGGAGCTGCGTGTCGTTGGTGGCATTGGCGATGCAGGTCGACACGATGTCCGCGTCGTCGTAGGAGGCCGACAGGTTCTCCTTGGTACGGTCGCGCCAGACGCGCACCACTCGACCGTTGGAGAGGTTCACGCGCCGCATTGATTCGACGCAGGGGAAGGTGTGTTTCATGGGGCCTTCAGACTATGTCAACGTGACAGATTTCCAAGTTGTTCCGTTGTGAATGTGCAGGGTGTTGCTGTTGGTGTTGAAGAACATAGGCACATTGGTCCCACTCACGTTGGTCGGCGTGCCCGATGGATTGCTGGATGCTGCCGGGATGTAGACAAACCCGTCGGTCATCGAGCTGCCGCCAATCGGCCCAATGAAGTCGCCGCCCGACTGGCGGTAGCTCGCCCCTTTGATCAACTTGCCGGTGGCACCATCGAACAGAACGAAGTCGCCATCCGTCGCACTGCCGGGCCCCACCACGTCGCCGGTGCCAGTGCCTGTGGCTGCGATGGTGATCGTGCCGGAGCCGTTGGTGATGGTGATGTTTGCTCCCGCGGTGAGCTTTGCCCGGGCAAGCGTGCTCCCGATGCTCTTTCCGATGAGCAGGTCGCCGTCGCTGTAGACGTTGGACTGGCCTGTGCCGCCGTTGGTCACGGCCAGCGTACCTGAGACCATCGAGCTCAAGGCAATCAGAGGCAGGTCAACGGCCTGAATGGCCGACATGACGTTGTTCGTGCCGTTGCCGCGGAGATATGTGCCGTTGGTCGTTGCGCCTGCAAGGAAGTTGATTGCCGACTGCGCCGAGGTGCTGCTGGTTCCGCCATTGGCAACCGAGAGCGTACCAGCCAGCGTAATCGTACCCGACGACGTGATCGGGCCGCCGCTAGTGGTCAGGCCTGTCGTACCACCGGACACACTCACAGACGTCACCGAAGCCCCCGCGGCAATGCCGTCGAGCTTGGTGGCCTGTGCCGAGGTCATGTAGCCGTTCTGCGTGGTCGTAGCCGCCACCTGGCTGATCACCGGGGTGGTGCTGCCGGTAGCCACCGAGATATTGGCACCGCCCGAAGCCGACACGTTGGTCACGGTGCCGGCATTGGCGGTGTACCCGGCCGGGTTGCTGTTGGGGTAGGCCCCAAGGCTGGTCAGGGCTCCGGCAGCCGTGGTCGCTCCGGTGCCACCGTTGGCGATTGGTAGCGTGCTGGTGATCGTGCCTGCCGAGCCTAGCACGTCGATGTTCCAAGTACCTGTCGCACCGGTGCCTGTGGGCGAAGGGATGTCGGTGCCTATGTCCAGCCCGAGGTTGGTCCGGGCGTTTGGCGCTGTAGCAGCCCCAGTGCCCCCGGAGGCCACTGCCAGCGTGCCTGTCATGGACAGCGTGCCCGAGGACGTGATTGGGCCGCCGGTGAAACTAAAGCCAGTGGTGCCGCCGTCGGCGTTGACGCTGGTGACACTGCCCGAGGCCACCGCGGCATTTAGCGTAGAGCCGGCCATTGAGAGGTTGCTGCCCAGGGTAATCTCTTGGACTGCTGTACCGGATGCACTGCTACCCAACAGCTTCGATGATGCACTGATAGCCTGCATCTTGGCGTAGGTGACCGCGTTCGCACCGATGGTCGTGGTTATGCCTGTTGATCCACTGCCGCTCACGTCACCGCTCAGGACAATGGCCTGGTCGCCAGTGTTCGTTCCCGAGGTGGTCCCGGAGATGTTGGTCCCGGTCACCGTGCCTGTAGAGGCCACCGAGGTGGGCGTGATTGCGCCCAGGACAATTGTGATGGCCGGGGTGGTGGTCGGGTTGGCTACGGTGCCGCTAACTCCAGCAGCCGTGGTGACCGAGGTGCTGGTCACCGTCCCCACGTTGGATGTGTAGCCGCTAGGATTCGACGCAGGGTAGGCCCCCAGGCTCGTCAAGGCAGCCGCCTCGGTGGTTGCACCAGTTCCGCCTGCCGACACGGCTACAACCCCTCCCAGCGTGATTGTGCCGCTGCTGGTGATCGGGCCGCCCGAGGTCGTAAGGCCGGTGAGGCCGCCGGAGACGTTGACACTGGTCACACCGCCGCCGGTGGGGCCAGCAGGTCCGGCAGGGCCAGTGGGGCCAGCAGGCCCTTGCGGACCCTGCAGACCGCCGGCACCGAGGGGCTTGGTGGCTCCGGTGTCGAGCCGGGTGATCTCGAGCGTGGTGTAGATCTCGGGCTGTCCTACGTTGGCAGCCAGACCCAAGCCGTCAGCATGGCCGCCGCGCTCGCAGTAGTACTCCAGCCGGTAGACGTTGTCCTTGTGCGGCGTGATGCGCAGGTTCAGGGACACTTCCATGTCCACATTGTTGTTGATGTAGAGCGAGGGGCCGTACCCGATGACCACCGAGTTGGTCACGTCGTAGATCCGCAGCCGGGTGCCGCGGGTGTGGTGGAACGGGGCCAGCACCTTCACCTGGTAATCGCCGGCGGCCACCTTCCACTCGTTGGACGCAAGGTTGATGATCAGGCCATTCGGGTCGCTGCTGATGGTGTTCAGCGTCCGGGCAGTCCACACAGCGGTCACCGCGGTGCCGCCTGCGACGTTGTTATCCTTTACGTCCTGCAGCACCGCGATCTTGAGCGTCAACGAGTCGACGTCCTTGCGCAGCTTGTTGATCAGGATCGTGCTGGTCTGTGAATCGTAGCTCATTGCTTGGCCTTCTTGCGGATGATGCGTTGCGCCTCGTCAAGGCTGCTGGCGATGCCTATGAGGCTGCCTGCTGGGCCGTATATGCGAAGGGAGCCTTTAGCCTTGCCCGGGAGTGCCCGGTAGTTGCCCGGGAACGAGTAGGCCCCGGGCATGGCGGAGTCGGGGGAGGGCATAAAGGCAAACTGGCTAGGATCACCATACACCGGGTTCTTCACAAACACCGTGTTGCCTACGCTCACAGACTCAGAGCCACCGATGACGGGCTGATCGGTGCGCTTGTCGTAGAAGTAGGCGTGCTCCTTAGGGTCCATCCCGACCGGCACGTAGTTCTCCAAGTCACCCGGTATGGATCGGTCAGCCATGATCTTGCCGTCGACCGTTGCCACCGGGAATTTGGCAGACCTGCCCTCGTAAATCCGCTGCACGCCAGGCTTGACCACGAACTTCGGGTTCTGCAAACGGGTCACGGTATCGTATCCGATCACCTTACCAGGGCCACCTGCTGCGCCATCGGGCTCATGTACTGCGACCACATACTTGCCGGTTCTCAGGAAGGCCGGAATGTCGATGCGTGCGGCCACCTGTGTGCCCGGTTTGATGCTTCTGGCAGCGCCAAACTTTGCCTTTTTCTCAGAGCTTAAAGCATCAACAGCTTCAGCGTCGGTAGGCGGCGTGGCGAAGTCCTGATTGCGGCCTACATCACGCTGGATTGTCTCCGGCATATAGCGCTGACCCTCAACAGAAGCCCCCTCGTCCGGTGCTATGCCCTCGTTCCAAGTCCACTCCGGCATGAGCCCGGTCTTCTGATCGGCGAATACGGTGTCCTCTGTTTTGGCTGTGCGATTGCGCTCGCCATACGGGCCGTAGTTCAGCCAACTGTTTTGACCCCGGGTCTCGGTGGTAATGGCTCCACGAGCAGGACCCGTAAAGAGCCGGATGTGCGCCTGCCAGGCATTCTCCTCGCCCTCAGCTCGGAAGCCAGATCCCTCTATGCCATGACCGAAAGCGTCGTGCACGGCGCGGAACAAATCGTTGGCATAAACAGGCTTCAATTCACCGTTGGGCCCACCGAACGGCCAACGCAAACCAGTATCGGCAAGCATTGGGTTTGATTCTGGATTGAAGTCCTCCTTGGTTCCAAACCCAGAGTCTGTTGGGAAAACCCCCATCGACTTGTTTGCGCGGAGGTCGCGCATGGCGTTGAACGGAGATGATGCGTACTGCTGCCCCGCATCCGAGTTGCTATCAATGAACCAGAACTTGTATCCCGCTGACTCAAGCGCTTGATACTGATCCGTGGTTTGACGGATCAGGTCCTGGTAGGCTTCGCGCACCGCAGGATCTTGCGGTGCATGAGGCATCTCCTCGTAGGCCTGAGCAATTCTGCGAGCGCGATCCTCGTCTACCTTAACGTACTCCGATTGGCGACGGAGACCGATTCCTTTGTCCCTGGCGTACCGCTCTGCGATGCCAACCAGGCTCTGGTCTGGTCCACTAGCGCCTTTGACCTGTGGAGCGCCTGCAAGCGGCGCAAGGTTCCCAGACGTATACCGTCCTTCTCCTCGGTCTCCACGTCCTCCTCGTTGTTCTGGGGTTTGTTCATAAAGTTTTTCTCCTCCGGCAGGCATGAAATACGCTAGACGGGACGGTGAGTCAATTTGCTTTCGTTTCCATTTCTCGCCTGCCTCCGGCGTGCTTCCGTATCCGGCAGCCTTGTTTGCTTTCTGCGCTTCGCCTAGTTGCCGGTCGTTCAAGGCAGGCAATTTGTCGAGCCCTGGGAACATGACCTCGTGCGGCTCAACCCGTCCCCGAATGCGATCCCAAAGAGTCCACTGGGCAGGGAATACAGCAACGCCAAGCTCGTTTGCCCGGCGCTCGTTGATCTCAAGTGCTGAGCGGTAGGAATCCGACATTACCTGGAAGTCTTTTGGAGTCTCAACCCACTCCACCGACTTAATGTTCGCCGGAGCATTCGGGTTGATGCCGCCTTTCTTGGCGAGCAGTGTTGCCTTGCGGCTGCCCATGGCAGCAAACACGGCCTCGTTGACGAACTTCTGAACGCGATCCGAACCGTAGATTTGAGCCTGAGCTAGAACATCGTCGATGGTCTTTGCCCTGGTTGCTGTGGGGTCCGGCAAGGAATCCAATGTCGAAGCCATTTCGGCTTTGATCTTGTCAATTTTCTTCTGGTTTTTGGCCTTTAACGTCTTGAGCGTTTTCGGGTCGTCCTTGTTGATCTCCTCAATGCGCTTCCCTTTTTCCTCGGCATTTTTGAGCCGGCGATTGAAGGCCGATGTGGCTTCCTTTGACGTCTTCAGCATCGAATTGAAGCGGTCCACAACGATGCCATCGAAGCGTTTGCGGAGCTCTGGATTTCCAAGCAACTCCTGGCCGAAGATGCGAGCCATGTGGCGGTCCATGGCCGATATGGATGCCTTGAGCGGATCTTGCCAAACCGACCCGAATGATCCCGTCTTTGTTCCGAACCCTTTGACTTGGGTGGTGAGTTTATCCACAAAGTCGGCCCAGGATTCGTTCGCTCGTTTTACAAAGAAGTCAGGGTTCTTTGTGAACAATCGAGCGGCATTTACGATGTTTGATATGTCCGCGGTGATTGCAATGCCAAGGCCACCCTTGCCAGCGGAGATGAACCCTAGCTCTTTTTTGAGTCGTTGATTCAGCTCCTTCAGGTTTTCTTTAGTAGGATTCTCTGGGTATAGACTGGCAAATTTGCGCACATCTTCCATCGAACCGAACCGCAATCGTGCCTGCCCCATTTCATTGGGCAGCAACGGAGCATTCGGGGAGAGCATACCGAAGACAATTGAGTTAAAGCTGGAAACCTTGTCCCCAGGTGTGGGAGCCATCGTCGACGCCAGCTTGGCTGTCAGCTTGGCGTGCGTGGTCTCTGGCAGGTTTGCTACGTCGACAGGATTGGCTTTGAGCCAGAGGAGATCGTAGTACGTGAACTTGCCCTCAAGGCCGCCGGGTATTCTCGCAGGATCTCCAGCCACGTCCGAGGGGATGTTTGTGATTTCTGAAAGAGGTCCAAGGTTTTCGACGCCGAATGCTTTGCCGTATTCCTCAAACTCCTTTGGAGTCCAGTCTTTCGGTTCTTTGCCTTTGAAGTAGATGTTTCCATTTTGATCCCTTGAAACTCCTGGAGCTTCAAAAGATGCACGCCGGGGAAGACCTTCCGCAACTTGTTTTCTGGCCGCTTCCTCTTCAGCCGGCATGAACCTCACATCCCCCGCTTGTCGAACCGTCCCGCCTTCGCCTTGGCCTTCTTGGCCACCGAGAGCGCGATTGCGACCGCCTGCTTCTGCGGTTTGCCGGCCTTCATCTCCCGGGACACGTTGCTGCTGATCGACTTCTGGCTGTAGCCTTGCTTGAGTGGCATCTGCTTTCCTTTCTGCTTGGGTTTGGGTGTCGTAGATTCCGATGAGCTTTCCATCGGGACCGTAGAGCTTGTGCTTAGCACCGCTGATGATGCGGTAACCTTCCTCGGAGTTGATGACCGACTTGTCGCCGATGGTCTCGGCAGGCATCCAGCGCTGCTTCGAGAGCTGGTAGGCTTCCTCCGAGAAGCGTGCGCGGAAACCGGATGGAGCTATTGAACCAATACGGTCCAAGCGGAAGTCGCGGACAAACTTTTCACTCTGGTTAATGAAGTCCCCAAGGTACTTGGCCTTCTCCAAACCAAAGATCTCGGCAGACCTACGGGCACCTTCCTTCTGGTCGAGGTTGGTAAAGTACTTCGCCAGGTCGCCCATGAACCCGTCGACGTTGTCCCACAGGCCGTTGCCTACACTACCGTTGGAGGCTGTGTCCTTCAGGATGGCATCCCGGACATAGCTGATGTCGATGGCCTTTATCAGCGGATGATCCGCTTTCGAGAAGTAGAACGCATACGGCAGCACGTCACGGTCAGTGAGGCGGATGCCGCTGCTGTACCTGTTGACCTTTTTACCAGTCAGCCGGTTGATGATCTTCTTGAGCGCTGCGCTGTAGGTGATGTTGAGGCTGTTGCCAGCGTCCATTGCAGCGTTCGCGGCACGGATCTTGTCCTTCATCCGGCTGCTGACTGCCTGGGACTGCTCAATGGCAGACAACTGCTCCGGGCTCAAGCGACCCTGAGCAACACCATCGACCATGCGGGCTGTGCCCGGTGTGTTCTCAATGATGGATCGAAGGCTTTCGCGGTCCTTGTCCTCTCGGGCCACAACCTCTTCGCTGGACATTGACCGGATCGTGCCATCGGGCATCTGTTCAGCTAAACCAAGCTCGACCAGTTGCTTAGCTGCCAGCGGGTTGGACACATCCTCTGGCTTGAGGACTACCTTGGTCTTTTCACCTTGGATTTTGATCTTCTCATCCAGCTTGCGCCGAGCACGCAACAAGTCGCGCAGCATGGCGTTCACCTGGGGTGAGGCCTGCTTCAGATCCGGGAAGAGGACCGAATCGGTGGGCTTGACTCCGAAAGTGCGCTCAATAGTCGCTGCGGCATCGGCCAAGGCCCGGCTGGCGTTCTGGGTCAGAGCCAGGTCGAGAAGTTGCCTGGTAAGCCCCGTGAATCCCTTCAGCAGTGCGTCAGGCTTCTGACCGGCCAGGAGCCCGGCGAAGTGCTCTGCTGCGAGCTCTGAGGCCACGTAGTCGGCCTTTTTATTGACGGTGTCGTACTTAGCCAGCTCGTCTGCCATCGAGGCATTACCAGCACCTAGCTTGTCTCGGTACTCGTTGAACCGTGCTTCAATCTCGGCGTCACTGAATGCACCATCGGCCAGCTTGCGGATGACGTCGCCTTCCTGAATCCAGCGTCCGACAAGAGCGTTCTTGATCTCGGTGGCGCCGGCCTCGAGCTGAGTGCTCTTCTCAAGAGCGTGGAATAGCTCATGGCCGAGCGTGTAGAGCGGGCCGTCGCCGGTGCCCTTGCCGATGATGTCGGCGTTGATGACCACCGCAGGCCGGCCACCTTTGTTCTCCACCTGCACGCCCCGAGCGTTGATTTTGTAGCGTTTGGCGAAGTCTTCGCTGGAAAGATATTCCACCTCGACGTCGCCAAACTTGCCGCGGACAAGGCCCTGCAAGTCCATCAGGCTGGATGCCGCATCCACGCCGTGCTTATCACGCAACTGTTGAAACAGCGCCTTGGTCGTCGGGTCCTGTTGGGCGTCGATGAATCGCCCGAGGTCGCCAGCACGGGCTTCCGCGGCAGCTTTGCCAGTGAGCTTCTGGTAGGCACGGCCACCGATAGCACCGGCAGCGCCCTGCACAGCACCAGCGCCTAGGCCTGCAGCGGCCCCCTCTTCGCCTCCGGACAAATAGCCCAAGCCTGTACCAATCACTCCACCTTCAATACCTCCGGCAATACCCCTCAGTGAGGCATCCAGTGCAGCGTCACCGCCGTACTGCCCGACCACACCAAGCATCCGCTGGCGCAGGTTAGCACCCGGTGCAGCGCCGATAGCCTCCAGAGGGCCAATGCGCGAAGGCTGGGTCATCAGGTTCTCGCCGGCACGGGTCAGGGCCTCGCCGGCTTCTCGAGCAGTACGAATACCTGCGGGGATGGCAGCGAAGGCAGCGGCCTCCGGTGCAATACCGAGAGCACCTGCAATACCAGCGGTGGCCGCGGTGTTACGGAGCGCCTCAGGAGCCATTCCAAGCGCTTCCGCTGTCATGCGCTCGGCAGCACCTGCAAAGCGTTCTAATGGCCTTGCAGCGCCAGTGATGGCCCGTCCTGCGAGTTGTGTACCTTTGCCGACTGCACGGGTGGCTAACTTGCCGGCACCGAGCACCTCGCCGATGCCTGGCAACGCCAGAGTCGGATCAAGGATCATGGACACGCCCTGGACAAACTCCGGGTTGGTGAACTCTGGTTGGATTGCCAGAAAGTCCTCACCACGTTCAAGCCGTGCGGATCTGTTGGCAAAGTCTCGAGCATCAAGAAACTGCTCGTACCGTGACTGCACGGTGCCACTGCCAGCCACGAGATCCTTGAACTTGAAGAGTGGTGATCCGGGATCTTGCGATTGAGCCACAAGACCGTAGAGCTGCCGGGTGCCTTGAGCCGCGCCCTCGATGTAGTTGAGCGGATTGATTACGGCACCTTGGGCTCCCTCAGAGATAGCGCCACCGATCATGTTGGCGGCAGCATCTACAGACTGCGCGATGGTGTTGATCCAGTCGGTCTGCTTGTTCTTCGCGTACTCCTCGTACTTCAGGTAGTCTGCCTGCGTTGGCGTGAAAGCAGGGTCCTGCATTGCCAGCGAGATATCCTCGCCGGTAACCGGAGCATCCAGCAGGCTTTCGACGCTGTCTGCTGGTTCTGGGCCGAACAACAAGTCGATGTCTGCTTTGGATAGGGTCATTTGAGGGATTCGATTTGCTGGATGGCCTGCTGCTTGGTGATGGCTCCTGAAGCCTGACGTGCTCGGATGGCGGCAACACGGGGGTCAGAGAGCAGAGCAGATGCAGCCGGTTTCTGTTCTTGAGCACCACCAAGTATCTGCTGGATGTAGAAGTCAGCGTTACGGCCAATACCTGCACGCAGTGAGTTTTCAACAATCTTGCGCAACTTTGCTTTCTGTTGAACTTGTTTTGCGGAATCACCTGCTTGAGGGAAATACTGAAGGTCAGCTTTCTTGTACTCATCAGTACCAATAGCAGCACCAGACAAGTCACGAAGATTAGCTTCAATCCAGTTCTCCTTGGATGACTCGTAGGTCTTTCGGTCGTCTGACTTGAGTCTTTCAGGAGTGAATCCAAACTCAAAGATGCCACCGGGTTTGTATCCACCGGACAACACCTTGCTGATGACTCCCTCGTTGTAGGTCATACGAGCGGCAAACATGGCGTCCTTTGCCTGCCCCTCGGTCAGGTCCTTACCCTCGACCATCTTGGGCGCAGGAAGGATATCAACCTTGCCGTCCGCACGCACCACGGTGATGCCGCCGGGCAGAGTTTGTGATTCGACTTGGATGGGTCGAGGTGTTCCGGTGGCCTCCATCACGCTTCTGATGGCCTCCGGGTTGATCGGGGCACCTAGGCGCTGGAACACGTCGACCGCCTGTTTGAAGCGGTCCTGGTAGCCGACCGGTTGGGTCTCGGTAACCGTGCGTTGGATGGGTTGCGACTCGAAAGCCGGAACCTCACGCTGCGGGATAGGCGCGATGCCAACAGGACGAGCAGCTTGTTGCTGCTGCAAAGTCTGCTTGTCACGCAAAGGAACACGTTGCGTGCTGACTGGAGGTTGAGGAGCTGGCGCAGCCGTTAGGGGTTGATCGGCAATCGGAATCCGTTGAGGAATCCTGGCTACTGGTCGTCCAAGACCTTGAGCAAAAGCAGCAACATCAGGCTGTTGTTGTTGACCTCCCATCACTTGCTGCACCTGGTAGAACGGGGTGTAGGGCTGCTGCTCCGCGGGAATGTTCAGGCTGCTCGTAATGAACGCTGGAGCAGCGGGAACGGTGACATCCTGTTGGAAAGGAAGCTGGGCAACTTGCGCCATTGCCTGCTCATTCAACCGACGTCGAGATTCGGTTTCTTGATCACGCAACGCAGCCCTGAACGTGATCATCTGTTCCGGAGTAAGCCTGCCGCCGTATCTCGCAATCATCTCCTGCGTGACATTGGCGAAAGGCATGGTCGGAGCCTGTCCCGGCTGCATAGCCGCAACAGCACCAATTGCCTCAGACAACATTGGGGCACCCTCTGCCTCGCGCTGGGCCTTACCCAACTGCAACGCACCGAGCGCCAACTGCTGCCTAGCCGCAGCATCACGCACCTCGTTCTGCTGATCAGTCCGGTACTGGTTCAACACCATCACGGCGTCTCCAAGAGCCGCCTTCTTCTTGGCAAGGCTCATGTCCGGGAACTTCTCACCGAGAGCCGAGAACTTGTTGAGCATCTCCCGGTCGGCCTGCACCTGCTGGGTGTACCGCGGAATGTCTTGCTCGGTGACGCCCTGGGGAAGCGCCCCGGTCTCCATGTACTGCTGAATGGCAAGGTACTTCGGGTCAGAGGCCAACTGCTGCTGCATGAGGCCGGAGACGGTCTCCCAGCTCTGTGTGGCAGCCTCGGTCTCGGCCTTCTTGGTGCGGTACTGCTCAATAGCCTTCCCGAGGCCCTGGCCCATGGCAGCAATGCCCATCGCCAGGTTGCGCCCGGGGGCTGTTGCGGCCTCCATGTAGCCAGGAGGCAGCGGGCCGGTGTCGCCGCGTCCGGTGTATGGTGTGGAATAGCCGTAAGTTGCCATAGATTAGCTGTGTTGAGAGTGATACGCGAACTCGCGCAGTTTCAAGCTGATAGCCCTCATGTGCTTGTATCCCCCAATGATCCAAGCCACTTGGATGATCATGTCGTTGCCGCAGAGCCGTAGGACATCTGATGTCTGACGCTTCCACTCCTCGTCTGCCTTCTCCCAGGCAACCGAGTCGGCGTAGGTGCTGGTGATCTGCGCGATGACGGGCTGCAGCCGGAACCAGTTCTCAATGTAGAACGGGGTCGAGTAGAGGCTGTTGGCCTGCATCATCACGTCTAGGAAGGCCTCCGGGGTGAACGGCACGTCGCCGTCGACCAGGTCGTCGATGGCATGGCAGTAGGCATGGAAGGCTGTGATGAACACCACGGCGTTGTGGTTGCCGCCGGCTGCGTCGAAGTAGAGTTGGCCGAGTTTGTTCACGCCGGGTGGAAGTCGATTGCCGCGGAGGTTGGGTTGCCGCTCCACCGCTCCAGATTGGCGAACACCGAGAACGACAGCGCGATGGCACTGTGCTGCACGCCGGCTGGGACGGGCTTAGACCATCCGCAGTGGTAGCTGGTTACGTGCTTTGATTTGCCACCCATCATCCAACGCATGGTCCCGAGGATGTGGATAATCCGGGAGTCAAACTGGCTGTGGCAATGCGACGGGATCAACTCACCAGCGGGGCAAAACCAGACCTCAAGCTGCCATCGGAACAACCGAAAGAGCCTGATTCCTGTGCATCGCTGGAACTTGATGATCACAAAGATGACGCAAGGCCTTTAAGGCCAGCACTAGCGGCAGATCCCATATTGGCAATTCCGGTTCCAGCAGACTTGAGTCCGCTGCCAATAGCTTCCATAGCCTGCCCCTGCATCTCATCGCGCTTCTCGAAAAGGCCCTGCTTAAACGACAAGGCATCGTCGATCATGGTGTCGTCCAGTCCGAGAGCCTTTAGGCGCTTACGCTGCTGCTCAATCTCCGACACGGTGTTGATCGGATTCATTGGCTGCATCTGAGCGCCAAAACCTGTACCCGGTTGCATGGCAGGCATCTGCGGTGCGAACTGGCTCATTCCACCGTTTTGCCCATAGGGCATTGCCCCGGGATATCCGTAGTTCATAGGCTGGAAACGGCAGACATACCTGCGCCAATCAGCGCGGTAGTGTTGGCGGCGGAAGCGGTGCGGGCGGCAAGTGCTTGCTGTTGGTTTCCACCAATCAGGTTGGCAGCGTACTGCGACTCCGGATTGAACAACTGGCCAGGGTTGAATCCCTGAGCCTGCCCGAGGAAGCCCTGAGATCCAGCAAATGCCTGAGAAGGCCTTCCGAGCACTTGCTGGAATACGTCACCATAAACTCCTTGCGAAGCACCAAGAGCGCCCATGGCCTGCTGCTGGCGCTGCTGTTGAAGGCCGGCACCGGCCATCTGGGATCGCACAGCCTCCTGCAGGGCACCGGACGGGCCTTGAGCTAGGCCCCGTGCAGCCAGCCCGGAACGGGTCTGCTGTTCAACCATGCGCTGTTGCTCAGGGGTCAGACGGGAACCGGCAGCCAGGCCAGACTGAGCTTGCGCGGTCAACGTATCGGCCAAGGCAGCCTGTTCCGGCGAGGCCGCCTTGATCGCAGCACGGGCTTGCGGCCCGAGTCTCTCGATGTCGGCAATGTCACCGGCCCGGGAGCGGGAGCGGGCGGCCGCCTCGACCTCGCCCATGGTGGGCGCGATCTGCTCCTTGTAGAGCCTCAGGAGCTCCGGTGTGGCCTGCTGAAGAAGGCCAAGCTGAAGCGCTTGATACTTAGGCGCAAACTGGGCCTCGGCGGCGTACTTCTCTGGAGCCAGATCAATTTGGCTTCGGAGTGTATCCCGGGTTTCCTGGGCGTAATCCCTTGGAGCAGGTGCGCTAACTGATGTTCCCATGTTTTTTGTAGGCCATCTTGTAGATCGGCATACTGCCTTTCTTGTAGGTGACCAGTTTACCGTTTCTGTGACCGATGGCCGGGAGGATTGCGCTTTCCGGCCTGTCGTGAAAGAACTTAGCCGCCACCGCCATGGCAAACACCGCGCAATCCGCGGCGAATTGATGCCAGTACCAGTGGTCGCCATTGGGGTCGGAATGCTGCCACTCCCAGGCCTTAGGCTCTGGACCCATCTGACGCCAGCCTACAAGCACAGCAACCACCTGCTCGTCCTGTGTGGCAATCTTGAGCGTGCCTTGCTCCGCATGGAACATGACGTAGTCCTCGACGGCCTCGCGGGTCCAGCCTTTGAAGCTGTCCGGGAGCTTGTGCAGCAGGTAGTCTGTGGTCTGCGAGATCATTGCTCAGGATTGTTTGGGACAGTGTTCCACTGCTGCGGTTCTGGGGTCTGGATACCGTCTCCGGTCACTGTATCGAAAGCTCGGCTTGCCATCAAATAGGATGGACCAACCGTTGCACCTGGGAGTGCTTGAGTTAATACGAAAGGGCCGGTGTAGGTGTAATAAACAGCGGTGTTTGTGATCGGGTTGTTAATCGTGCCAGCGCCGTTTTGAACCACCTGAACTTTTAACGTGGTGGTGATTGGTATCGGCCTTTGATAGATATCTTGCGCTGTAAATAAAGTTGTCGACGGGTTGATGACATACTCATCATTCGCATTTGGATCTGTCTGAGTGTTGGCTGGGACAGTAAAAATGCATTGGACCGTGCCAGAAGTTGGCACTGACGCTCCAGTGGTGAACCAAGAGTCGTGCATTAGGCGTCAAAGTTGGCTATCTGCTTCGCGTATACGTTGGTGCCGATGCAGGCAAAGACAAACAAGTCGGCTTTGTTAGCTGCAGGGGTCAATGACGGGACCGGTGGCGATCCGCCCTGCCAACGAACCGTCTTACCTGTCGAAGTAAAGGCTGCTGTCAGGTTGCCGGCTGAACTCTGCTTCACCTTCACCAGCACGGTCTTGCCGTCGTCGTTGGCTCCAAAGAGGATGTCAGCGGTGACATTGGCTGTCGGTGTCAGGTTCCAAGTCAGACTGGTTGCTACGACGACTGATGGCGTAGCCGAGCTGCTGGTCTGCGGGGCTGTCGAGAGCTTGGCCGAGGTGACCGAGTTGTCCTTCAGGCGGATCGTGGTGCCGCTGGTCTCAATCGTTGTCTCGTCGGGCACCAACGAAAGCAGGGTCTTGGTTTGAGCTGCCGTCAGGTCGACCGGGGTCGCGCTGCTGCCGGTGTTGTTGCCCTTGATGGTGTTGGCCGCCATCGTCGCCAGCTTGGCGTTGGTGACAGCGTTGTCGGCGATCTTGCCGGTGGTAACCGCCAGATCTTGGATTGCTGCGGAATTTACTGAGTTGGCACCGATGGTCAGCGTGCCGCCGTCGATGGTGCCCGTGATGTTTACGGTGGGCGTACCAAGTAGGTTGAGTGTCGAAGCCGACAGTGTGGTTGTCGGGCTGATCGTGGTGCCTGGGGTGACGTTTACGAAGAGTGGCATGGTGGTTTAGACGTCGTTCTTGCCGTAGAGTCGGAATGCAATGCCGATGACCTTGGCGCTGTAGATGTCGAGCGAGCCCTGATCGGTGGTGATCAGCGGCTGCACAGAAGCCGAATGCTTGCGCAGTCGGGCCTTGTGGCTGAAGAACTGGTGCAGGCCGGCCTTCCATCCATTGTTGCCGCAGCGGAACTGGGTGGTCACCGAGTAGTCCTCGCGGTACGGAGCCAAGAAGTTGTCGCCGGTGTTGTTGGTGTTGTAGGTGCCGCTGCCGTAGGTGTAGTAGGCCGTGCGATCTTTGGTCTGGTCGGTGGCAACCGTGTAGAACTCATTCACACCGTCGAACTGCGCAGTGATGGAATAGCGGGTGTTCCAGTTGCCCAGCTCGAACTGGATGTCGGTCCACTGCTTGTGGTCGACGTTGTCCTCCCCGGTGTAGCCGCGGAAGCGAACCTCGGTGCTGATCTGGGTCAGCACGCCAGTGCGGTCGGCGTCCACAAGGCCGAGCGGGTCGAACTGGTGGATCAGGCCACTCTCATCGGCCCAGCAGAGCGTGTCGGTGCCTGCTACAATGACACGGCACCAGAACCGCGGAACGAGTAGAGAGCCCTCCCAGTAACCTTCCCAGGCCTTGTTCAGGAAGTTGTAGACCAGCGTGCGTTGGTTGGTGCCGTCACCGCCCTCGACCGGCACGCTTAGGATGTAGCGGTTGGAGAAGTAGGTCCCGCAGGCGTTGCTCCAGAAGGCCTGGTCGATGTCGTCGACGATGTTCTGGATCTGGTCGGACAATGGCACCACCACCGATTGGCTGATGCCAAACTCGGTCTGGCGCAGGCTGATGATGCCGCGCTGGGACAGGAAGATGACGTCGGAGCCCGTGCCTGCGATAGAGGCCTGAGACACGCAGCCGAACTCCCGAGTGATCTCGGTCAGGCGGGTGGTCGACAGGTCGCCGTAGAGGTTCTCCACGGCCAGCACCGAGCGTTCCTTGAAGACCAATAGCGTGGTCATGTTGAACGGGTACAGGGCCACCACCCGGTCATTGCTGCCGGTGTTGAGCTTGAACTCGTTCAGGATAGGCGAGTAGTGCAGCGGGTCCAGCACGTCGGAGACGGCCAGGTAATCGTTGCCGTAGAGCAGCAGCAGGCGGTTCTGGAAGTACAGGCCCTCGCGACCCGGGGGCACCGAGGAACCGGAAGCGCTCGAGCGCTTGATACTGCCGGTGATGTTGGAAGTAGTAATGTCCACCAGGGTCGAAGGCATGGCCACCGTGGCAGTGGGGGTCGTTGAATAGACGCCCGCATTGACGATGGTGACTGCGCTGACGATTCCGTTGGTGACTGTTGCAGTCAGGCTTGCGGCCACGCTGGATGTGCCAGAGACCGTGATCACCGGGGCCGAGAGGTAGCCGGAGCCCTGATTGAGGATCGTGACCGCGCTGATCGTGATGTTGGGCGACGTGCCACTGGTTGTGATCTGAATGATTGCTCGGTTGGCGTCGTTCAGCGAGTCGGTCTCCTCGGTCGTGCCCGAGAACAGGCGCAGCGTGTTGTTATCGACCGGGTAGACGTAGTAGATCTTGTTGGTGACGTTGGCCCCACCGTTTTCAATGTTGGTCAGTGTGACCTGATCGCCCGGGATGAAGTTGTGGTTAAAGACCGCAATAGTGTCCGCAGTAGCGTCGGAACTATTGATCGACAGCGTGGAGGGGATGCGGTTGAAACCGGCGTCGAGCGCAGACGGGTTGGTTGCCGTGCTCTGCATCAGGATCGGCATCCCGTCGTTCAGGTTGTTGACGATGTCCTGAGCCAGGTCATAGCCGGTCGTGTTGCTGGCCAGCTCAATGTAGTAGCGGGCGTTGTTCTCCGGGTTTAGTGGCAACGAGTTGGTCTTGGCCCGAGCATCAGCAAGAGTCAGGTGCAGCGAGACCTCCTGATTAACCACGTTGACGTAGAGCTGGAAGCCTTGGCCAGACCCGGGTGACGCATTCCAGAGGGGAGCAGCATTGCCGATTTGGCCGACGTTCACGATGTCTCCGGTGGCCAGATCGGGCACCACGTTCAGTGTGATCTCGGTGGATGCCTCTTGGGAGAGAAGGAAACTGTTTTCACACAGGATTGCATCGTTGCCCTCGGTGTCGATTGAGTCGTAGACGATGCCGGTAACGCTGTCGAAGTAGTATCGGGCGTTGCCCGGGCGCAGCATGACCACGCCGTTGGTGGCCTGGATAAGGCGCACCGGCAGGTAGATGTCGTGCCCGTTCATGGACACTTCCACGGGCGACTGGTTGGGCCGGATGCACCAGACCTTGCCCTGGCCACCGTCAGAGGTCCGGGCCTCGTTGACTGCCACCAGAAGTGCATTGGCCCCGGTGTCCGGGTCGCGGTAGGGCAGGATGCCGAGGATATCCTCAAAGGGAGCGGTCGAGTTGTAGAACTGCACCGTCTTGTTTGCAGGCGACGGCGCGAAGCTAAATGCCGCAGTACTGAAGGTCGCGTTGGTGTTGTCGTCCAGCGTACAGAGCGTGCCGTTGGAAAAGATCTGGGTGTTGGCGTCCACGTCGCAAACCACCTGCGAGTTTTCCGGGATCTGAGTGCCGGAGACAGGAACACCGACCGATGATCCAGATGTGAGCGTGACGATGCGTGATCCGCTCGACCAGCGGCCGCCCCACTTGGGCTGCACAATGCCCCAGCGGTTCTTGATGACCTGATCCTCGAAGCGTCGGTTGACGGCGTTGGAAACGTAGGAGGCCGGGATCAGCGCAGGATCAATGCGCGATACCACTCCAACGAATCCATCGTCGATTGCACCGATTTGAGGCAGGTCAGGCATATCACCGGGACGGTACGATTATCTGCCGGACATATTTCTCCTGGAGCGCCACCTTGTCGATCTCCTTGGTCAGTTCAACCTCTCCTAACTCAAGGAACTGGTTGCCCAGGTCGATCTTGCCGTCGACCCGGAGCATCTGGCCGGCGGCCTTGAGTGCGCAGATCTCGCAGAAGCGGTAGGGGAAGGCGTAGGCGGTGGCCTCGGCGGAGTTGGATAGGAGCGGTGGGGTCTTACGGAACTCCAGCCAGACGTAGGGGAGGTCGTTCCCAACCAGCACACCGTCATCGGTGAACGTGTACGTGACCTCCTGCTGACGCCAGGTGACACGAGGGTCGGCTGGCCAGACCGAGAAGGTCTCACCGATGGGGACAGCCCGGGTTGTGCCGTCGGGGTTGTTGGTCTGCGAGATATTGCGCAGGAACTTGTTCAGGATTCCCCAGTAGGCCGTGTTTGTAGGAGCGGTGGCGACCGGGGGAACTGCGGTGGCTTGATAGTGCTCCTGCGTCACTGGATACAGCACAATCTGGCCTAGCGTGTATGCCGTTGTGCTGTCCCAATCGCCGTCGTTATTGCCGTAGCTGGGCAGCGCCTCAGACCAATAGATTGAATTGATTGGTCCACCCGGGCCATTGCTGGTCGGGGTCTGGCCAATGCCGGGGTTGATGTTGACCCACTGGTAATACTTCTCCTCGACCTTGTAATAAACCACGTCGCCAGCGTTGTAGGTCGTCTGGTAGGAGTAAGTGGGCGCAAAGAACTCCTGCTGATACACCGTCTGCTCGGGCCAATCGAAGCACTCCCAGGCGCTCCTTAATGACATCGAGATGAACGTGCGGAAGAAGTTGGACTCCTCGGTCGTCAGCGTTGAGAAAACGCGCCCAGTGAGCTCACAGGCGCGTTGCAGGACGTAGTCGTAGGTGACGGTTCTCATTGGCTACCAGGATTTACACGCCCAATACTTGGCGGAGAGTTTGGTGCCTGGCTCGTCACAACCATGACGGGCGCGGAATGATGCACGCCGCTCCGGGATGTGCTTCTTGATCGTCATATCCGGGTCGCCGAAACGCACGAGAGCGACCTTGTCGCCCTCCTTGGCTAGGACAGCGAATTTCTTGTTCTCGCCCGGCGTGCGCTTGGGCTTGTTGTAGCCGGAGAACTTGTTGCCCTTGTAGTTGATCATTTGCTCTTGGGAAGTGCGTACCAACCTGCAGGAATTACCACCGTCGCAGGCCCGACCAGCTTCTTATTCTTGTCGAAGGAATAGACGCTGGCCTTCGTGGGCGCTGCCAGCATCACCGGGTCACCGTTTGGGACCATTACCACCGTTGTCTGGCAGGCCGGGAAGATCGGCAATGCGAGCAGCCAGATCAGCCTTGAGCTTCTTCGGTGCTTTGCCGTGGTCGACATCGGGTGGTGGTGTTTGACGGATCCAGTCCAGCAGAGCCTTCAGGATCTGGTAGATCCAGTTCACTCGGACTTCTTGATCTCGAGCTTCTCGGTGGCGTCCTTAGCCATGATCAAGCCGATGCCGGCAGAGATCGCGGCAATGGTGGCAGCCGGGTCGACCGAGGTGGTCGGGTCGCCGTCGAACAAGGCCTTGAGAGCCCCACCGACTGCGACGAGGATGGCTCCGATACCGGCGAGAGTTGTCTTGGTGTTTTTCATTTCTTGATGGCTTTGTAGAGGGCAACACAGGCCGCAATCAAACCAACCACGGCGGAGGCAAAACGGATCTCGTCGGTGAGCTGGGGCAGCATAGATGCAGACGTTGCTGCCGCTGCCGTTCCCAGCGACAAGGCTAGTCCATTCGTTCCGCCGTGGTTGGTTGCGTCCATGTTACTCGGGTTTGTGTTGCGCGGCTGCGGTTTCGAGGATTTCAACGAGCGGCAGTCCGACCTTCATGTTTTGGACGTTTCCGGCCTTCATACCAATGACCAGCAGTTCATAAAGCTGGTTGAATTGCTGGGGAGTGAGTTCGATCTTGATCATACGGTCGGAGCTTCGACAACGACGGCCTCCTCCGCAACCAAAACCGGCTCCACCTGCGGCAACATCGGAGGAACGATCATCTCGGGCTGGGGCGGAGGAACCGGAGGCAACCACGGCAGCGGCGGAGCGATGATCGGCGGGTTGATCTGGTCGTTGATCTGCTGCGTCACGTTCGCCTCAATCGCGGTCTTATCGACGCCATTGGCGTAGCACCAACCGAGGACTTGTTCCTGCGTCAGATCAGGAAACGGCGTGAAGCTACCACTCGGAGGAGCGAAGCTGGTCGATCCGTAGCAAGTGCCGCTGTACTGATCCTGCGAGCCGTTGCAACGCCAGTCGGCGGTGATGACAACGTCCGTGAGAGTGCCTTCGGTCGGCTTAACGAGAAGGCGTTCGATGATCCAGTTGATGGTAATCATGGGATATTAGGCTTCGAGTGCTTCAACACGGGCGGTGAGTTCCTGAATGGCTTTCACCAGCACAGGGATAAGGTCTTGGCGAACGGACTTGTAGGGAGCTTCGCCTTCGGGGGCAGGGTCTGCCCATTCCTCGATGAGGTTAGGGAACACCTGCTCGAACTCCTGAGCAATGAAACCTCTGTCTCCTTTGATGTCCTTACCCTTACCAGCCTTCCAGTCAAACTTGCGCGGCTTGAGGGCTAGAATCGCACCGAGTCCAACGTCGATATCTTGGACGTTCTCTTTGAATCGCGCATCCGAAAGAGCGGCAACGGTTCCACTGGTTGCCGAGATTTGACCGCTGTATGAAACGTAGAACTTGTACGCAGGCGTTCCTCCGGTTGAATACAGCAAATATGAATACGAGCTTGCTGATGTAGAGCTTCCGACAGTTGCAACATACGGAGCAGTTGAACTGTAAACGCTCTTGATTCCGATTCCGCTGTTTGAACCTGTATCCGTCGTCCCCACCAGCAAATTCCCGCTCGCGTCGAGCGACATCAATGTTCCGCTACTGTTAGAAAACTTGTACTGCCCCGCGCTGCTGCCAATAGAAAACGTATGAACAGCACCGTCGTTTACGCCATCGGTTGTGGCGGTCAAAGTAAGTTGTCTGGCTGAATAACCACCACGGAAATAAGCTGTTCCAAGAGTGGCTTGATAAACATCGAGCTTAGCCGCAGGCGTAACCCCCACGCCCAACCCCGTAGAGTCGAGGGTCATTCGAGTGCCGCCTGCGCCGTCGTACCAAGTGAAGATACCCAGCGGCTGGATCCGATACTGTTCAATGTCGTTGCAACCAAAGCGCAGGTTGTGATTGCTGACAGCGAAAATCCCTCGACCGTTATTATCGACAAAATCATACGAACTGACGCTCGCATCGCTCGACTTCATGCGGATCATTCCGCCCGTATTCACTCCGGTTCCGACGATTTCCAGAGTCTTGTATCCTGCCGTATTGGTCGGAGTCGCGGTGTTGATGCCGACATTGCCTCCGGTAACCTTCAGAATGCTGGAAGCTACCGTCAGATCGCCGGTGATGGTGGCGCTGGCGAGGGTGGCGGTGCCGCCTGCTCCGAGGATCTGGTTGCTGGTGATTTTCTTGGTGGTGCCCGATGCAGCCATCGAAGTATCCGAGATGTCCACAATCGGCAGAACGTCTGCCGCGGGATCAACCGTAGTAATGGCCGCCAAGGCCGTGATTTTCGTGTCTGCCATAAGTTAGTTTGCTTGGATGATGAGTTTGCCTGTGTCCTCTTGGAGCAGGAAGTCCCCGTTCTCCAAGTCTAAAGAGTCGAAGGTGCCGAAGGTGATGACGATCTTGTCGCCATCCTCAAGGAAGACAAAGAAGTCGTCCTCCTGGAGCAGGTCGCGCCGGATGATAGGCAGGTCAGCGCCGCCGCCAGCCCCACCGAGGGCTTGCTGCACGCCGAGTCCTAGGCCTAGTCCGAGACGCATTTTAGACCCACTTGCGGTTGTAGGCAATGATCGCCCCGGAGGATACAGCCACCGAGGTGAACACACCTGAAATCGAGTCGCCAGCCTGAATGGTCACGCCGGCAGGGAAGTTGGTGATGTTGGAAGTGACGGCACCGAGGATGGACGTGGCGACGGCATGGATCTCCATGTAGTTGCCGGTCACAGTGCCCGCGGAGGCGTCGATGTACCGGCCACCGAATTCGCCGGCCAGTTGGCGGTTTGATCCGACATTCATAGGGTGAACTTCTGACTACTGCGTTTTGTGCCACCGCTCCATCCAACCTGCAAGCGTGTAGCCCCGCAGCGCACTCGCACCTCGGGGTTATCCCGCTCAACCTCTTTCAAAAACTGGGAATCTTTCCAGCAATCGTACCCGACCTTGTGCCCCCAGGCATGGTAGAGGGTGGGGTCGATACGCATCCGCAGGCGCCCGATGCCGTCGACGGCGCGGACTTCGCGCTGCGAGTCCTTGGCGATGCGCTTTTGATCAATGCCGGCCTTGACCCAGTCCTTCTGGATGCCGGATTGGAACTCTTTGATGACGGCGCGGCGCAGTTCGCCGGGCATATCGTCGAGAGCGTTGGCGATGACGGAGGATGCGGAATTGTGGGCCATGAGAAAAGGAAAGAGGGGGAGGCCCGGGATGGACCTCCCCCGTTGAAACTAAGACTAGCTCGCGCCGTTGAAGAAGCCAAACCCGCTCGGGTTCTTCACCACGAGACCGGCAATGGCCTCGACGAGGCGGGCAGGGCCGCCGCCGGCGTCGGGCAGATCCTTGACCTGCGGCAGCTTGGCGTAGCGAACCTCGACCATGTCCATCGGGATCACGTAGCCCTTGAAGGCCTGGGCGGACAGGGCAGTGCTGTTCTTGCCACCGATGAAGGTGGTGGGGTGCAGGATCAAGCGACCGAAGTCGCCCTCGAAAATATCGATGGAAGACTTGAAGGTGTCGGAAGCCAGGTCCTGGTTGAAGGTGCGGACAGCGGTCTGCGTGTAGGTGTTAGTGGTTCCAGCGCCGTTGATAACAGCACCGCCACCAGCAGTGAGGTTGGTGAACGCACGCTTGAGCGTGGTGCCCAAGATGCAATCGTAGTCCCGGAAGGTGCCGGTGGCGCTGTAGATAGCGGTCAGCACGTTCTGGGCAGTCGCCTCGGTGAACGAAGCGGAGGCCGTGGTGTCGACAGCGCCGGAGGCAGGCAGGAACACCGATCCAGAAGCGCAAGCGCCGATGTTGGAGGCGTTGGTGCTGTTCAACCAGTTACCGAGCGAGCCGGTCAGGTACGGGTTGGTGCCGTTGTCAGCCTGGGCGGCTTGGTTAGTACACATAAATGTACTTTCCATATCGCGTTTAATTTCAACCAATTTTTTAGCTATGCCGTTAGCCAATTCATCGGTCACACCAGCGACGTCCTGAGTCTCGGCAATGAAACCGATGCGCAGGTCGCGGCGGAAGGCCTGGCCGTAGTTGTTCAAGCGGGTCCGGTTGACCACCGGGTTGGAGGCACTGGCAACGGTCACATCAGTGCCGTCGACAACGCCGGCAAGCACGGGAGCGCCGTAATTGTCGACCTGCCAACTGAACTGCATATTGCCGATGTCACGGCCCTTGGGGGCCATGGACACGAACGGGGTCGACTTGGCGTCGACGATGGCGATGTAGTCCGCCAGATCTTCACGAGCGGACGAGGTGGAAGCGAGCGGCACAGAGCCGCCCTGGTTGGGCTGAAGTAGGGGCATGGTTTAGAGCATCCTTTTGAGTACTTGGGCTAATTCGGTGGTTGTCCCGGACTTTCGGAACTGCGACTTGGCGTTGTCCAGGCCGACCTTGGCCGCATCCTTCTTTGCAGGGATTGCGGTGGGTCGACCGGGCTGACTGGGTGCCTTGGCCAGTGGGCGGGTGGCAGATGGCTTGCCCTTGGCGGACTCCTTCTCCAGGCGCAGCTTGCGCCCGGCAATGAAGTCACCGACCAGCACCTGGTACTCCGGCAGTGAGGCAATCTGCGGCAGTTGCCGCAGGACGGCCTGCGCCTCGGTGTACTCGGTAGCTGAACGGTCCTTCCACCATGGGTAGAGCGTCTCGGCGATGGGCTTGATCTGCTGGTAGTTCTGCAGGAAGCGGGCGCGGGTTGGTATGTGCAGGTCGATGGCGTCTTCTACACGCCGCTTGATCTGCTTCACGTCTTCCGCGCTGTACTCCTTGCCCTCCACCTCGCAGCCGTCGATGTTGTCCTCGCACCACCGTTTCAGATTCCGGGCCTTGCTCCACTCATCGTTGAGCTTCGACACTTCCCAGACATCGGCAAACGGGTCTGCAGCGGACTGCACCGCGGTCGGCCTGTCGTTGGTCTGCTCCAGCTTGGTCTTGGCGTCGTTGAGCTCCCGCTCGAGCGCCTCGGCCTTCTCCAGCGCCTCTTTCTTCTGGCGCGTGAGCTTGTCGATCCGCTTGCGGTAACCCAGCGATTCCTCGTCGCTGTTCTCTTCGGTCTCGGAAAGAACCTCCTGCTCAGGCGACTCGGCCTGGGCGTCCGTTTGTTCTGCGGTCGGCTCCGCATCCTCGGCCTGATCGTCCACGGAAGTGGCTTCCGGCTCCGGCACTTGTCGCTCGACGGCTGATGCCTTCTCTTCCTCCCCGCTGAATCGTGTCTTCAGTAGCTTCGCCAACGCCGATTCGTCGAACTGCATCGGGTTGATTGGGGGCTGTGCCGTGTTTTGGGCAGGTTTCGCTTCCTGTGTATTCGTCGGGATGTCCATGCTTTTAGACCCTGCAAGCCGGGTATGCTGCGCCAGGGTTGTTTAAGGCCAACCAAGAAGCCGTTGTTTGAGTGAGAGCCTAGAATTGACCGGAAGTCAATCCCCTCCCATTTCTTAACGCACTGATTTGTGCGATGAGATCCTTGATCGCGGCTGCCCGGCCTGAGTTGTAGGCACGGTCCTCCGCAGAAAGTGATGGGAGGAGGGCGTTGAGCACCTCGTCCCGCAGCGTGTCGTCGATGAGTTGGCCCATGGCCTTGAGCACCGGGTGCTCCTCGGACACGGAGAGGGCCTCCGAGAGTTGTTCGTCGGTCAGTTTCATTGGACTCCAAGGCGGCCGGTGATGGCGTTCTGCTGCTGTTGGACGCTGAACTGCAGGTTCTCAATGTACTTCTGCAGGTTGGCCTGAAAGAGCGAGTCCTGCTGGAGCTGGGCCTGATATTTCGGGTTGGATTGCAGGACCTGTTGGCTGAATTGCAGGCGCATGGGTGCGGTGGGGTCGTTCTCCCGGAGTTGGGGAGGATTACCGAGCGACATGAGCGCAATCTCGTCGTTGGTCTCGTTGAACATCTTCTGCGCGGCCGGTCCCTGCTGCATGACCAGCTCGCTGGCGAGGTTGGGGTCGATGGCCCGGAGGGCGACACTGATGAGCTTGGCACGGTCGATGACGCCGGCGGTGTCGAGGGGCAGGACGAGGGTACTGATGGCCTTGAGCTTCTCGGTCACGAGGTCGGTGGACAGCTCGCGGATGTCGAATTTGAGCATCACGTCGAAGTCCTGAATGTCGGGAGGCAGCGGGGTGGTAGAGGCTGTGATACGTTGGATCTCGGCGGGGCCGACGTACTGGAGCGTGAGGGATAGGACCTGGCGGAAGGCCTCGGTCCAGCCGTGCAGCCAGTTGTTGATCAGGCGCTGCTGGCGCATCTGGGTGATGACCGGTGGGACCTTCTCGGTCGGTCGGCCGAAGTAGCGGTCGGTCTGAGCCTCGATAGCCGCGATCAGTTGGAAGGCCACACCGGGCTCGCGGGCGGGCGGCGCCAGGAAGCCGATCTCGCCGCGGCGAAGGACAGGGATCTGGATGGCGGGGCCGATCTTGAGGTTGCCGCCGCGGGTTTTGGGGACCTCGATGGGCGGGAGCGTGGCGAGGGACGTGTAGTCGAAGATGGAGTCGCGCTGGGCCTTGACCTCGTGCTGCCAGGTGGAACAGACCTCGGGCACACCGCGGCTCTCGGTGATCTGGCGGTGGATGAGCTCGGAGCGCCAGATAACGAAAGGATACTGGCCGTGCGTGTAGTCCAACAGGTCGAAGTAGCCCCACTTGTCGCCGACCTGAGGGCTGAAGACGGTGTAGAACACGCCCGGGATACCGTCGGAGTCGATAGACTTTTGGTAGGCGTAGACCACTTCGATCAGGTTTTCGCGGTCGAGGATGGAGTTTTCAGCAAGGCCGACGGCTGCGTAGGTATAAGCCGAGTAATCGGAGAAACGGCCCATCGTGTTGATGGCTTCCTGCGCCCACTCGGCGTCCCAGTCCTCGGTCTCGACCTTGTTCAGGAGTTGGGCCTCGGTCATGTAGTAGCGGCGGAAGACAACACGGGCGGACTGGATATCGGTGGTCTCGGGCGGGAAAACCAACTCGTCGTAGGGTGCCAGGGCAGCGACCATGGGCTTGTTGCTGACCATGGTGGGGATGGGGAAGTCGCACTCGCCCTCGGTGCGCAGGTCGCGGATGGCCTTGAGCGCCCGGCGCTTACGCAGGTTGGGGAAGGCAGCGAGCAGGAGCTCTGCGGATTGGTCGTCGGCCTCGGGGTTGGCGATGAGATTGGGCAGGTCGGCCAGGATGGAGCCCTCGGGCGACTGGGCTGCCAAGGCCATGATCTGGTCCATGGTCAGGTACTGCTCCTTCTGTCCCATCTCCTGCTGCCAGGTGACGTGGACGCCGGCCCAGCCGTAGGTCCAGAGGTACTGCGAGAGTAGTTCGACCTCACGGGTCAGGTCGTTGTACATCCGGGAGTTGACCGTCCAGTCCATCAGGTTGTGCGCGGTGACCGCCTGGTCGAGCTGGCTGATGTTGGTGGGCGACACGCGGAGCATCGAGCGCCAGAAAGAGGTGGAACAGAGGTCGACGAGGCCGTTGATCACCTCGTCGGCCAGCGGGATGCGCGTGTCGGAGGCACCGTCCCAGGGGAAGGCCGGCTTGTTGCGGTTGGCATCGTTGTTCTTCTTGCCGTCGTCGGTCTGCCCAGGCCAGCGGCAGTAGCGCACGT